TAAAGCAAATGATGATGTAGATGTTGTTGATCGCTATGGAGAAAATGGTTACTATTTACAACACTACACTCAACAAGGCAAACCCGCTGGTTTTCGTGGCAATGCAGCAGAAGTTACTGCAGCAGCAAACCAATACTTAGAAAAGAAACCGACAGACAGTGACATACAAGCGGTACGTGATTTGCAATTAAGTGCAGATACTTCCACCCAAACAACAAGGCTTCTGGCAATACCAGAAATTAAAACTCAGTACGAAAAAGCAATTGCCGGAGATTCTTACTGGACAAATTTAGGCAAAAAAAACTTACTAGATCCCAAAAAACCAGACGAATTTGCGGCTTTGTTTAGGTTGTCTCAAAGACCAGAAGATAAACAAATTGCATTTAATCGTAACCTAAACAATGGCTACGGAGTAACACAACTTGAAGACGCAATTAATGTTGCGGTAGGCGAAAAAGGAATTGTAGACGTTAAGCGATTTGGCGCATTAGCGCAAAATGTTTTGCAAGACACAATCAGCGAGATGAAAAAAGCAAGGTCAAAAGAAGCCATGCTTTCTTACATGGGACAAATGGGAGACATGAGCGAAATCCTTAATATCGGCAAAACGCTTAGTAATGAAATCATGGGAGATAGCGGCATTGGTGGCGTAATGGCATTTAGCGGACAAGGCAAAACCCAACAAGACTCACTGGAAAAAAGCCTGCAAAATTTGTCTGGTGTCAACAACCTCACCACGTACAATTGGCAACAATGGTTTGATACAACACTGAAAGACAAGTACAGTAAAGATCTAGAACTAGGCTATACCGCTGACGAGGCAACTGAAAACGTAAAGGTTGACGGAGAGTTTGCTAGAGACTTTATTGAAAAATACTTGAATCCGCGCTTCAATCAATCCAAGTCTATGGAGGAATTTGTTGATTATTTGGATGTTCAATCCAAGGAGCAAAACCCCTTCCAAACGCAAGACTTATTAAACGCTACCAAGTTAGTGGCTGATCTTAAGGCCAAATCTTACCTGGATGCAGTCCAAAAAGAAAATGATCGGGGCTTTGATTCCACTTTTTACTTCAACCCCACTGGCGACAAAAGCCGTGAGCAAACATATGCAGACCAAGCAAAAACAATACAAAATGACTGGGAGGCCGCAAAGAAAGGTGATGGGTACTGGGCATCACAGGCCTATCGTTTTGGTGTAGACGTAAATGACAAAGACGCATTTGCTCGTATGCACTACCAAGTGAAGGGACAGGGGCAGGGTTATGACGCAGCAGAAGATATTTTGAATGCAGGCAAAGTAGAAAATGAGATATACAAAAATATTTTGCCTGCACTCAACAAAGAAGTTATTACGCAAGGATCTGTATTTGGTCAGTTCACTACGCCTGAATCTTTTGCAGATCAAATGACAAAAGGACTTGATCCAGGGGATAGCGCTAAGTGGGACGAAGTATTGAAGATTAATGGTTTAACAGGATTTAAAGGAACCCTGGATGAGTTAAAAGCCGAAATTGCCAGCTCAATTCAGGGCTCTTCTGCTGAAGATATTCGCACACGTATTGCCGAACTCAATAAAGAAGGAGAAAAACCCACACAAGAAAACTTGGGTATTACATACATTCAAAGGGATTCCGACTATATGAATACATCTAAGCCTGCAAACACACAGTTATATCAAACATTTAAAAAGGCTGGCTACAAAGGAACCGAAGATGAATTTTATACAGATGTTTTCCCAGACACAGACAGAGAAGAGCAAAATTTCCTTACTAAAGCAGCCACTTCGTCTGGCTTGCAGCTTACTGATAGTTTCAATACAAAAGATCCCTTTGAAGCATTTAGCTCATTCAATAATCTTCTTGATGAAGATAATGAGGGGACGCCATTTGCTACACCTTCTGACACAGCCAAGAAAACTACTGGCTCAAGCTACTTTAACTTAGACTTAGGTCTAGATGAAACAGGCAAAACTAAGACGAGTAAGTCTAAGTCTGGCCAAGAATTCCTAAGCGGGTTTACCTCTCTCTTTAAGTAAGATGTCGGAAAAACACAGGAAAGCAGTTGCTGCTTCTAAGCGATACAAAAAAGAAGACATGAAATGTAATACACCACAGAAGGCACCCCCTGGCGACAAGCATAAAAAAGTCGTAAAGTCTTGCCATGGTGGAGAAGAGAAGATACTTCGCTATGGTGCCAGGGGATACGAAGACTACACCCAGCATGGTGACAAAGATCGCCGCGCCAACTTTCGTTCCCGCATGGGTTGCGACAAACCCATGGACAAAAACACTCCCCGATACTGGGCATGCCAGGACCTCTGGGGGCAATGATCTATGGTAGGATGCAGCCTGTTCACTTCTGACCAATGGCCAAACCCAAGTCAACCGTCACAAACAAAATTGAATCCAAGCCGAAAAGAACTTGTCAAGGACGGTCAAAAAACACTAAACTAAAACAAGGCCAAAAAAAATACCGTGGTCAAGGTTAAACAACTTTACAAATCAGTGCCCGATTTAACCGGCCAAATTTATGGTCGGTTGACGGTACTTGGTTACAGCCCAAGTGTAAAACATCAGCTTTCTCGCTGGGTTGTTTTGTGCGCATGTGGAAAGAAAACCACTACATATGGCATGTCCCTTTCAAGTGGAAAAAGCAAAAGCTGTGGTTGTTTACAAAAAGATAAAGCAACTAAACACGGAAACACATGCCATCCTTTTTACAAAATTTGGACTGCCATAAACTACCGTTGTACTAATGTTAATTGCAAAGATTATGTAAACTATGGAGCCAGAGGCATAAAAAATTTGTTTGATTCTTTTGAACAGTTTTGCAATTGTATGGGAGAGCGGCCAGTAGGGCACACCGTTGAGCGTCTAGACGTCAACGGTCATTATGAACCACAAAATTGCGTTTGGATTGCAAACAATAAACAGGTTTTAAACAGAAGGTGCAACATACCAATTCAAACAAAAGAAAAAATTCAAGAACTATCAAAAACAATTACAAATAAAATGGTTATCTCTAGGCTTACAGGGGTAAGCAGGACAAGTATTGATAGAGTGCTCAAAAATTGTGTATGATTGGAGATAACAGTAGTTGTCTCCAATGTCTAACTTTTCAAATGCTGTAAATTTGATTTGCAAGCATGCTGGATACAATGAAAAAGCATATGCCGATCCGTCTACTGGAGCGGAACCCTATAGCTTTGGTTACGGTACGCAATTTTATCCTGACGGTTCTCCCGTTAAGCGAGAGCAGTGTTGCTCCAAGGAGAAAGCACTTGAGTATTTGTTTCATGAGTTGAATATCATCGATGATTTACTTAGCAAATTAAACCTAGGCCTTCCACAATCAACGCAAGAGGCGCTTCTTTCCTTTATTCATTCTATTGGGTGGGAATCTTTTCTTTACAGCACAATTATTGATTCCCTGGAGGAAGATAATTTTTACGCTGCTGCCGAAGAAATTGGCCGGTGGGTTTTTGATGAAGAGCACCATGTCATTGGTGGTCTTATTGAGCGTCGCAACGACGAAATTCAGCTTTTCCTGGAGGATGTTGATGCAATTCTTCCCCCATCAACCGAAATTCTTTTGGCTGCCTTTCGGGAATACAGCGCTGCAGAACACGAAGTAATAGCAATCCAAAGGCTAGAACGCAAAATCAGTCCCCATATTCTTTCAGTTTTTGCAAATGACTTTAAAGTGGGGTCCACGGGATGGTTGCGTTATCCCCTGAAGGACTTTGACGACATCTTCAACAGCTAGGATTAGAATGAATTAACCCAGCAGTTCCTTCCAGATGGAGAGCTTTTCTGAACCCAGGGAATTTGAGCTTCCGTTGGAGTTCCAATTTGCTATGCGGAAGGCAGAACTTCAGGCTGATGAGATGTGCTGGGAGCAACTTCATGCTGCACTACTCAACCTGTACCACCAACGCTTGATGGAATGGCAAGCAGTGCGTGAGATCTTGGCGGGTGAAAATATTGACTTGACTTTTGAAGTCCCAACAAACCTAGAATTGGCAGAACTTGCCGCCGCCTGCATGTTTGCAAGCGACGACGAAGATGATGAAGAAGACGAAGACTGTGTCCCGTTCTAAACGTAATCCCGCTCTAAACGATCTATTAAACGGTTGAGATACCAACGAGCTTTCTTGGCATCCTGGAGCATATTGTTTTTATACCAAAGACGTAACAAATATTTAAGTGTCTGCCACAGCAAGCCACCGGAGATAGGATCAGGAGCGTCTTGTACGGCTTGCTCCAGGATCTCAATTACTTCCACCTTGCCAGCTGTGTAATGCTCTGGGTGATTTACAGGATCCCCCTTGGGAGCAATAGGGCTTTTAGTCACTGCCCAGGGGACAGGACAAACGCCATCAACACAACCAAAGTCTTCTACCGATTCAAACCAGGTTTTGTCGCAGGTGCCCTTAGGGAAAGAACTAGTTTCTGCGGACGAGGCGACGACGCTGGATATTGCTCCAGTGCTTCTTCCATCGACGGAATATAGCCCGTCATGCCGGGCCGTTTGCCCTCCAATGCTAAATTCGTTCTCGGATTGCTGTCCTGACACAGAGTTAAACCACGGTTGTATTGATCATACAGCGGAACGTCAGCCTTTGCAGTGGCTAAAGGCGCACCAAAATCAGAATAACAAGCCATTCGTTTTTGCAGTTCGTCGTCACTGGTAACAAACTGATTTAAAAAAGCGTCAGGATCAGTGGCGTACATTGAAATGTTTGATGCATAAGTTCCATCAATTAAAATATTATCATGGGAAAATTTAACGGCTCAGAACAAAATCATAAAGGTGGTAAAACTTTTGTAAAACAAAGTTATCACCCTACTTCTGGTGCTGGTTCTTCTGCAACAGCTACCGACGATTTGCGTCCAGGTAGTGCTTACACAGTTGATACCAGAAATTTTGACAAGACTGAAAAGCAAACAGCAGGAAGAGCTAACACTAGCAACGAATTAGAAGAGGCTCGGGCGCAAAAATTCTTGGCAGCCGCCAGGGCTTCTGGAAGATTTAAAAAAACTGAACTACATAATGAACCTGGAATTAGGGGAAAAACTCCTCGTACGGAAGCAAATATGCAAGGAACAAATGTACCAACTTTAGGGGACAAGATCGGTATTACAGGAAGCACAAACTACGCAAAAAAACCAAGAGGATCCTCTGGTACCTTTAAAGGTTTTTAAAGTTATTGGTAGTT